CTCCGAGAGCAGCCGATTCGCCGCTGGAAACACCCCGAGCGCCAAAATCGTTCAGCATCGTAGGAAGAACGGTTTCCGGGTCAAGATCGGACGAAAGATCAAGTGCCCATTTCAGATTGAACTTGATTTCCCGGCTCAAAGTGGCAACCGAAGACGGATACCAGATGGCCCGAAGAAGGCTTGTTTCAATGACTGAAATCAGCCCCGGAAACTTCGGGCACAAGGAGGTGATCTGAACAACCGGAATGCCATGCTTGACCGGAGTCCCTTCCGGAAGAGCCTGAATCTTGACCGGCAAGAAGCCATCATAGACATTCACAACATGCTCCCACATTTCCCGATTAAACGGGATGAGCGCAGACTTTGCCTTGGCTTCTTCGCGGGCAATATCGTCCATCGTGATAGGCTTGTCGAGATATTCGCGAATGTAAGCCTGAAGGCCGAAAAACACGATCTCGTTTGCCCAACCGTGACGGGCTTCGATATACGAAGTCAGACCGTCCACGGAACGGGAAATTACGAAAGGATGGCTGAACTTGTAGCAGTCTGCCGACTGAATTACGTTTCTACGATCAAAAAAGTTAGTCATTGGAATTCCCTTTCTTTTCGCCCATCGGAAGGCGGCAAATCAGACACTTTTCGTCTAGATGATTCGGCTGTTGAAATCCACAACCATCCGGAACGCATGTTTTCGGGCGAAGCATTTCTTTGATGAATTTGAACATTATAGCCCCAACATTTTAGCAATGATGTAGTAATGATCTTCAAAGAACATGTGCGCCATATTCTGAATTAATGAAATTGGATACCAATGAGCCTTTGCCGCATCATCAGCCCCTTGCACCTTCGGAAGTTCCCCGGAAGGATTTAGGTTGAAATGGTGGACATGGGTAATGATATGACTGCGATTCGAGCGATATGGATTGTCGAAGACTTCAACCTTTTCCAGACTGCCCAAAAGCACCTTTTCGGGCACCTTCAGCCGGGTTTCTTCGCGCATTTCTCGAATGCAAGCATCGATGATACGTTCACGCGGATTGAGGAAACCACCCGGCAAAGCCAACAATCCCCGGCCATATTCTTGACCGCGTTCAACCAGCAAAATGTTGCCAGACTGGACCACAAGACCGTCAACCGTGACATGCGGACCTTTTCCATAGATCGCTTCGTAACTGTTTTCATATTTGTGATCAGCGAACAGTCTATCCCAACCAACTTTATCGTTTTCCATGTAGGAATAGATAAGTTTCTTGGCTTCGGGAGCCATTTCCGAACAATATTCAAGCTCATGATTGAAGAGCCTCTTGCGAATTGCTGTTGCAGACAGGATTTCGCCATCCCATTCTGCCGGAGTAACTGCAATTGAATTGTCCCACATGGGGAAATTGTTCAAATAATAGCTTGTGCCGTCCTTATGCATTCCGGCAAGGGCAATCCGAAAATTGTAATCCTTGAAGTTGTTATTTGTGTAAATTGCGGTTTGCTTGTGGATATGTATGGCTTCCTGAACCGCCGATTGAATTCCGGCTATCCAACGGGTGTCATTGTACATATAATCATTTGCTGATGTAAGCACGACGCGAGGGATCAATTCGAGGGGAAGCGATGCAAGGATCATTTCCTTGCGTTCGGCAACCGTGAAGGGGTTGCGGGTATTTCGTGCAATGTTCTGAGAACCCAACACGAGGATGATATAATCCGAGATTTCGAGGGCTTTGGCGATAACCTTTACATGGCCAGCATGGCAGGGATTGAAGCGACCGATAAGAACGGAATAATCGTAAGTTTTAGACATGCATAACTCCTATGACATGATTGAGAAAACATCCCTTACCTTGGGGAAGACGAGTCTATTAGGCGACCAGACCGAAAGAAAATCTCTTTCAGGATATTTAGATGGACGCTTTGATTTGCGTCCACTTTTCTTTGTTAAGCCACCACGAGTCATCGAGATAATGAACAATGGTCGCAACTTCCATAAGGAAAGTTACTTCGTTGTCATTGTTGGACCAATGTCTGCGATCACGCTTCGACATCCGAATATAATCTCCTACCGGGCCATGTTCCGGAAGTGTTTCCGGATAGACGGAACGAAGATAATCACCATCACCCCAATAGCAAGCAAATTCCCCATTGGCAGAATGGATATTCACAACATGTTCGCGAAGATCAGACATCGGGTAAACCGAGGAAAACTTCAGGAATTTGTTCTTTCCGCCGTAGATCGTCGCAATTTGACGAATTGCACCTTGGCGTGAATTGTGAACCATTCGGTAATCACGATCCGGAAACATGATCTTCGAAACATCACAGTTCCATTGATCCTGTTCGATGTGCGGATGAAAAATGCAAAGACCGTGTTGAAAGGGGCCGTCAAGCTGAAAAGTTCTCATGGGTTACTCCGAAAGTTTTAACGATCCGGAAACTACCCATTCGATTTCTTTTTGTCAATCGAAAATAAACTCATTCTTGAGAGTTTTTCGATTTTGAATCCAACTTGAATCGAAATTGCCCGACAAAGCACCCTTATTTTCATAATACGAGAACGCACCAAAATTGGCCGTATATTTTGCTACATCGGGAGTCGCTTGATGTTCAGTCGGGCTTGCATGAAGCGGTTCGGAACCAACAAGCAATTCATAACGTTGCAATTCTTTTTCGATTGAGGCATCACCATCAAAAGGTTTATAAGAAATGCGGGCACAACGAGCAACCGACAATTTCTTTAGAGTCTCTAAATCATATAGCTCTAATTCTTCTGGAATAATGTAAGGAAAATGCCATTCGCCATGTTTCAAAAGATTAGGAGTGGATTCATCCACTTTCTTTCGAATCAAAGAAGCCAAATCATGGAAATGTGGTTCTGCGTCTTCATGGTCACGAAGATGATAAAAATTGGCCCATGAAGTTGAAGAAATCAGAGTGTCAATATAAGAGAATGGCTCAAGAAGACGATTCGCAATTTGCTTGTGATAACCGGCATTCATGAATTTTTGGGCAGCATGTAATGCATCCTCGCAAGCATCCAACCAAGCTTCTTCACGAGAGTAAAAATGTTCGGTGATATCTTCGCTGTCATCATCCCAAGTAGTGTATTGTAAAATTGGATTATTACATTCTTCTTTAGCCTGCATTCCTGAAATGTTTGCTCCCCAATGCCATGGCACAAAAGGATCATTTCGGATTTCTTCGAGCATGGTCTTAACCGGAACCGCCCGAGAACTTCTTGCATTACGAGAGAAGACACGATGCGTCATTACTTCCCCATGAATGATTCGGGGATATCGAGCATGAAGGGTAATCAATCTGCTACCAGAATCGTTAATCGAATCGGCAACAATATTCACTTGTAGTTTATTCATAAAATGTCTATATCACTCAAATTCATGACAATATTTGTTTCTATTCTTTTGTGTTCCGCGATTGACCAGACGGAAAGATATTTAATATCGATTCCTTCCTTGGACAATTCACTAGCAAACTCAAAAACTTCTTCTTCATTTAAACACAATCGGAAACATTCCCTTTTGTGCCAATTAGTCACCACATATTTTATTTCGGTTTTCATTATTTAGTTTTTGTCCTTATAAACGCGAAAACCACGTTTTTCCAAATATTTGACGGAATCCATAATATTTTCAACTGATACATCAATATTCAGTTCATATTTCAAAAGTTCAGCGAATTCTCTAAGAGCAAATGAGGTATTTTTATCTTGAACTACTGTAGGCATTTCTAAATTCCATATTCTCCATTAAATTGTTTTCTGACTTCAAGAAACTTGTTGAAATACTTTTTGGGATGTTCAACGAAGATTTGCGGTTCGTCATGTTCCACGGTAATGATGATTACGATTTGCTCTATCAAAATTCCGTACATTTCATACATGGCCAAAGCATAGAAACAAGCCTGAATAAAATAGGCCGTGATCCAATCTTTCTGCTTTGCTTTTGCCGCCGTCTTGAAATCGATGATCGATAGCTTTCCGTCGAAATCAGCTATCAAATCCACTCTTCCGGCCACTTTAAATTTATGGGATACCAGAGGAGTTTCTTGAAGAAAAATATTATCAATATGATAATCAAGAACCGGTTTGATTCGAAGAAATGAATCTTTTTGGATGTACGAATAACCGGATAAATTCGTCAAATCATTATTTAAATATTTTTCACAAAGCTCATGAACCGCAGTGCCTTTTACGGTTGCGGTTTTTGAGATTTTTTCGGCCTCTTCTTTTCCGATTCGCATCTTCCATTCATCGATGGCTTCTTTTGAGAGAAGAGATAGAATAGTAGTAATGCTAGGATAAAAGAGATTATTTCCAATTTTATATACTCTTCCAAAGTCTCTGTCTTGAGCCTCTAGATCGGGAAGCTCAAGACTTTGATTCTTATAGACGAACTGTTTTGGCTTCGGTAATAAAACTTGGGAGGGTTGAGACGCTTGAAGCTTCTCGCGAAAGGAGTCCATATTCTGCCATGATGAATTTTTTGATAAAATCACTTCGTAGAATATCGTCTACACCAAATTCAACGAAGGAAACTTCGTCAATTCTCTTCATGATTTTCATTAATTTCTGAATGCCCGATTCTTCCTTGAAACGTTCGGAAGTCAAATCGTCCTGTTCTTTATCCCCGGAAATGATAAGTCTTGAATTTTGACCTACACGAGTGATAACGGAACGAATTTCGGGAAAGCTCATGTTTTGAGCTTCATCAACTATAATGACTGCATCATCAATAGTCAAGCCTCGAATGAATGAAGTCGGAAGAAATTCTATGATTTTCTTTTGTTTAAGAATTTCATATGCATCCCCGCGACCAAACAATTCTGTACATAGATTTTGATAAGGAGCTTCATAATGCTTCATCTTTTCCGAGGCAGAACCCGGCATGAAACCAATGTCACGAGTCGGAACAGCCGAACGGACAATCACAACTCTTCTTTGTTTCTTGTCTTCAAGAACAGATTTCAGTGCAAGATAAAGTGCAATGAATGTCTTACCAGTTCCGGGAAGACCATGAAGAAATAATGTTTTATCGTTATAATAACTTTTGAATGCTATATTTTGATTTTGTGTTTTTGGAGCGATAGAATTAAGTCTTAGACTTAAATTTTGCTCCGTTCCCGATGTATCTTTGTTACGACGTTTTTCTTTGCGGGAAATTTTTTGCTGCATTCTTATCCTTAGAAGGTATTGATTACTGAAAATTATAAATACTAGGTGTTAATAACCTAAAAATAAAGAAATATGACTACTACACCATTCACCTACTATTTATACCATCGTCCTACAGGCTTGAAATACTATGGAGTCCGTTATAGACAACATTGCCAGCCACGTGATTTATGGACAACATATTTTACTTCTTCTACATATGTCGCAGATTTAATCAAACAGTACGGAAAAGATAGCTTCGACGTAGAAATAAGAAAGATATTTGACACTCCGGAAGCTGCCACCATATGGGAAACTAAGGTTCTAAGAAGGCTAAAAGTTCTACAAAAAGACGATTGGCTTAATAAAAACATTGCTGGCAATATCGTGATGACAGAAGAAATTAAATTGAAAATTTCAAAAACTTTAAAAGAAAATCCGAATCGATCACAACTTGGTAAGAAATGCTCCGAAGAAACCAAAGCCAAAATGAGAGAAGCGAAAGCTAAGCGAAAAGCCTTGGGATTACCGGGTCCTAATTCTGGAAAAACCATGTCGAAAGAAGGAAACCAAAAACGTTCTGAGAAACTAAAAAATCGAAAGCTTTCGGACGAAACCAAATCTAAAATTTCTCTTGCCGCCACTGGCAGAAAAAGAACAATAAAAGAAGATGGTTCCGTTACTTGGTCAAAATGTATTGATCATTGAGCCGTGATGTTTCTTGTGAACCTCTTTCAGAAGGTCTCGGAAACCAGATTCAGGCTTAAATCTACCAGCCACCCTCATTGGATCAGCTAGAGGAGTTGCCGACAATAATTGTTGCATATGAGGATTTGCTTTCTTGAAATCCTCATATTCAGAAATTTTTAAAGAAAGTGTAATTTCTTCGTTAGTATCTTTGTTTAAAAAAGTATAATTCGGCAATATCAATCTTCGTCATTATCATTGTAGCGTTTGGAAAGCTTGTCACGTTGCTTGTCTTTCCATGATTTCTTCTTACGATCATTTTGACGATCTTCGTCGTCATCGTCATAATCGTTATTGAAATCCTTAAACTTTTTCATTAGCAAATAGCTCCGGAAGTGCTTCTTGTACCAATTTTTTGTTGATTGTCTTGAAAGGCAGAGTCTTTTGAATCATGCTGGTAAGCAGAGTCGAATCATCCTTATCGACATATTCGAGAACCTGAATAAAGAGGTTTTCACGCTTGACCTTGTTGAAATTCGGAAGAGAACCCTTGACAAAGGTACGTTCGATCTTGCGAATCTCTTGATGGAGATTACCATATTCGTCAAACTCGGATCGCTTATAAGGCGGTTCGGAGTCCGGAAGTTCGAATTCGGCGGGTCCAAAGGTTAGCTGAAGAAGCTTATCGACTGTGACATTGCGGGTCTTTTGGAAAGCTTCGATTTTTTCTTTCTTGGTTTTCAACTCATCAATATTTTTCAAGAAAGAATACACATGAAATGCGGCCATTAAAAATCCATTACATTTTGCATTTGGTTAGTTATACGGTATTTTATAAAATAATTGAGAATCTTGTTTCGGCCTTTCCCGGCTTCAGTTTCAAAATTCTTCATTATATTTATCTTCAGGTCGTTTGGAACCTTGGATAGATCGATCAGAAGTCTGTTGCGAAAATATCCCACTTCGTCACAAGAATCGACGTATATTAGATCAGTGTAATGTTTAAGACGTTTGGCCGATATGGTAGTTTGTCTTCCTCCGTCCCTAACAAAAATGTCATCGGGAGAGAGCATATTTGGCACACCATCGGACTTGTCACCCTTAATGATATGCTCTATCAGGTAAAGCTCTGGATCGGGAGTCGTAATCTTCTTATCCTTGGTCGGATCGTATTGGAATACGTTCCCGAATTTTTGCAACTGGACGTAATCTTTATCTCCCGAAAGGATCAAAATTTTGTTGTTTTCACTCGCAAGAGGGGAACCAAACTCGTGTACGAGCGTTGATATGACGTCATCCGCTTCCGCACTTTGAGCTTCAACAACACGGTAGGGAAAATGTTCCTTCAATTCCTCTTTGACCGTTCGCATGGCTGCGAAAATGGCCGTCCAATCGATTCCCGACGCATCCCGGTTCTTCTGTCTGGACGCTTTATAGTGAGCGAAGTAATCTTTGCGCCACGACCGTCCCGAATCAATTGCCAGAACGATATCGTACCCAAATTCCTTCCTAAACTTAAGGATGTTCTTGCGCAGAGAAGCAAGGATCATAAGACGAAATCGCTTAAGCGAAAAGGTTCCGTCATCGTCCCGAAGGTCCGCAAGCATGACCATAACGTTGGCCAAACAAAGTTGGCTGTAATCAATGATAATCAAAATAAAAAAGTCACTTGAAATAATAAAATATGGAAATTGAGGGGCCGAAGCCCCTCGCTATTAAAGTTCTACAGGCTTATCGAAGTCTTCGGAGTCGTTGGCAATTTCAACGACTTCCTTTTCGCTGTCCAACACAATCACATGGTCAATGATTTCCTGCAAAGGATGCTCGATTCCGGAGTAACGGAGGAACGTTGCGTATAGCAATTCATAGATCGCTACCATGTCCTTGGGATGGACCTTGTTAAGATTGGAGAAAATCCCAAAGGAGTTTGCGATTGTCGCAACGGCTTCGAAACATTCATCGGCCACTTCGGAAGCGTATTTTTCACGCGTCTCAACCAAGCGCTCAATAAGCTCTTCTTGGTTGACCGGTAGTTCAGAAACAGAGGGGAATTTAATAACGTTGTCAGTCATGAGTATGGGCATCCTTATGTTACTGATTTCAAAATCAGCATATTCCTATTTATACGACCGCTAGGTACTGTCCCTACCGTTGTGATCGTATCCATGATCTTCCTAAGACCAAGTTTTCCTTCTTGAAGGATTTTGCCCACAATATCTTTCGATTTTCGTCCCGACGCTTTCATAACGGATTTAGTTTCATCGAAATTAAGGATTGTTGTACCCTTAATATCTAGACCCCCTTCATTCGCTACATAACGAATGACTTTCCGATACTGTGTATCGAACAACCAGACTTCCTTTGCTTTCAGGATGCAATCCGGCTTTTTCGAAATCAATTGATACTCGTCAAACCTCTCCTTGAACTGGACATTGGCGAGCTTCTTCTCAAGAGAAATCGTCTTCGTTTTCCGTGGTTTCCTTACCGCCTTTCGGTTGACTTCATACCGTTCCAAATCATCCATGATAGCCGTGAAGAAGGCTATAATCTTTTTTAACCCGGCTTTGGATAAGTGCCTATAACCCTCTTTTAGTGCCTTATCTGTTGCACCAAGAGCACACTGTAGCTCCTCCAATACCGGCCTATAGTAGTCCCGTATGCGGGCTATATAGCTCTTGGGGATCGAGTTGTTCACTAGATATTGGTATACCGAACCAACATCACCCGAATCAACTAATCCCTCAAGATCAGCGATAACGTTATCCGCCCTTTCATTCTTTCTGTCAAGTGAAACGTCCGGAGTCGAAACTATTTTTTTCTTTTCTTTGTGGTAACGATTTATAACGTAATTTACATTCGTTTCGATTTTATTAACCACTTCCGGAGATAAGGGCATTCCCCGGTCAAACATTCTAGCAATCCAACCAATTGACAAATCAAACTTTTCCGGATGGATAGTTGAAATTATCTTAAGAATCTTGGGATCACGCTTAGCGTAATAATCTTGGAGATAAGAGAAGGAATTTTCTCTTGTCATCATGTAATTGTAATAATTTAATAGCTTGATCAGTGTCAAATTGGAGACTTCATCATAATCCTTCGGATTCGGTTCGTCTCCAAAATTGTTCTTATCGAGTATACGGGATTGGGTAATCGAAATTTTTGGTTTCGTTGATTTTGTTCTTGGCATGAAAATTCTTAACTATTGGACAAGTCCTTTAGCAGAACTGCCCATTGATCTTTGATATTGTTCCAATTATAAAAGTTATCGAAATAGCTTTTTTGGATCGTCAAATAATTGTTGAGATTGTTGGAATTTCGGTTTCGGACTTGCTCGATTGCCATGTTGAGACGCTGGAAAAACGTCTTGGCGTGTTCGTTCGGGTCTTCGTGCCATTGGTACGACATTCCCCAACGTGCCATTGTGTCGGTCAAACCGGCATAATTGGGAGCAACCACCATGCAACCGGCTGAAAAGGCTTCTATGGCCGCTAAACAGCTTGTTTCGGGCCATATGGACGGATAGGCAAAGATATGCATATCCTTCAAGCGGTCTCGAATCGTTTCGTTCGGAACCGAGCCATAATAAGTGATTTGCGGGTGATGCTTGGCAACATGAAACAATTGCTCAAACGGCTTGTCACGTTCTGGCCAACCATAGATATCAAACGACGAAAAGACATGCAATCTAATGTCGCTATGAATCTGACATAAAGCTTCAAAGACCGGGATTAGGATAGCCAATCCTCTATGCGGAGTCGTATGATAAACGATGTTTATCACCCCTTCTGGTTTGGGGGTCGCATCAATCGGCTCTATCCCATTGTTTATGACACATGACCTAGCGTAAGGCAAGCCCTTGATCAAATTAAACATCTGAAGTTGCCAATCGGACACAGCCACGATTTTGTCGAAGTTTTTCAAGAACTTAGGATCATCGAGCTTATTCATTTCCGGATCGTCCGGAAGGTCATGCAACACCAAAACCTTCTTGAGTGCCGGATCAAGTTCCCTAACGCGAGAATGAATGATCTGGAATGGCAATAGCAGGTCTTGAGGCAGGGAATTGACCATGCGATTTGCCATCAATTCCGTGCCGCCCATGGCTTTACGAGTGGTTTCGTTGAAAATCAACTTTCCCCTGATAATTTCGGTCATTGTTTGGTAAGTTTCCAAGTCGTAAATTTATCACGATCATTGTAGCAATGATCTTCGAAATCGATCTGATAAAGACCCTTCAAATCCTGCTTGACATAAGGAGAATCGAGAACCACTTCATGAAATTCTGATTCGGTTCCAAGAGAACGAAAACTGATAATGTCAAGTCTCGGGTGAATGTGATCCTCATTTTTCAACATCGATTTCACTATGTTGATATCGGCAATAATTTTAATTTGCCCCATTGATCAATTCCTTTTCTAATTCCGGTAAAGAGATTTCCTTACCATCTTTTATAATGAAAGGAACCGTATCGAAATTGGGATACAGTTCCCTAACGTCTTCTATTAGATAGTCGTCAAATAGCTCATAAAATCGATAGCTTATCTTGCTATCCTTAAGCATTACTTTAAGGATAGCGCAAGTCAGACACGTTTTAGTATCGCCATAAACGATAATCATCAGGCAGTGAATTCAATCAAATTATCAGTGATGAATGCTCGCCATTCGTTAACATCGGTATCGAAGTAACGAATATAGGCTTCACTCACAACACTTTCTGCCTCACCCTTTGGAAGCTTGTCTTCCGGGATAAGATCAGTCTTGGTTGTTCCGGTTGCCTTGCGGATCGAACCATCAACCTTTGTGTACTTGAAAGAAACTGCCCCGTTTGCAAGGGCTTCACGAATTGTTGTCATAATATATCCTTAAATTTTAAAATTAACTAAAATCGTCTCCGAAGCCGCCCGTAAAATTGTCGACAACTTCGGCCAAAGAAGTGTAGCCATCATCTAGCAACACTCCATCCAAAATAATTTGCGGAACAGACTTGCGTCCCGGAAATTTTTCCTTAAATTCGTCAAGGGTATAATCTTCCCCGAGCGAATAATATTTGTATTCAATGCCACGACTATCCAAGAGGTTCTTGGCTTTGGTGCAATAAATGCAGTCTGGCTTTCCGTAAATTTCAATCGTCATTCTATTACTTTATGATAATCCAATCGCGTTTACGGGGATCGCCATAAATGGAGCGAGCCGGAACGCGAATAAAGAGTTTGTTCTTTTGCATCGGATCGGGATTCGGAACAGTAATCATCGGATTATGACCATTTTCATAAGCCTTCTGTTTGTTCAATGCCCGGTCAAACTTCGTATTTAGCAACTTTGCTCCGGAACGTCTCGCACTTGAGACATTATCACGTTGACCTTT